ACCACCCCATAATAAATATGAGATTGTGCCGCACGCTTCATTATCATCAGGATCATAGTAGACTTCAGCTCTCGATAAATACGAGTACATCCGTTTTATAGTGTCCTCGCTTACCGCTTTTTTTTGTGCCAGTTGCTGCCCCCTTTGCTTCCCTACATCCGTGGCGCATTTATTCCCTACTTTTTCATTTAGTTCAATGCCACGTTTTGCATTGTTGGAAACCGCTTCCGGGTAATCGCTATAACTCGCCATTATCTTTTTTGTAGTACGTTTTAATATCGTCTATTGGTATACGGTTAATCTGAACATAACGCTCATCGCCACCCTCAATGCTGTTCCTATCTTCCAACTCAAGTACATCATTGATTGTGTATGCTCCTATATCGGTCATTAAGCGGTAATACTCCCCTTTTGTTTTTACATCTGTTCTTAGTAAGCGGTCAACGTTGTGTTTAAAATAGAAATCTCTTTTTTCGTTTTCCTTTAATAACTTCCGTCTGTACTCCTGCTCAATCTTCTCAATCCACGACCCAATGCCATACGTTACAAACTCGATGCCCATCTGTTCAACGTTTGAATAGGTTGACCCATCCATTTCGTTGATCATAAACGAAGGAATGCCCAAAATTGTGGCGATCTCGTTTTTCTGAAATTTTCGTGTTGCTATAAATTCAGCATCAGCCGGTGGCATTCCAATGCGGTGATATTTTGAACCCGCATCAAGTATGGCTGTTCCACGTGTGCCGTTTGGCCCATAGTTCGCACTCCATTGTTGGTTTATTGCATCTTTGGTTTCCGGCTTTAGTGTCCCCGCGTATTCAATGTACCCATCAATTCGCGTTCCTTTATTGTAAAAATCTGCTCCATAATCCTGGGCCGCAATACTTAAACCAAGGTTTTGTTTGTGGATTTGTATAGCACTCATGCCAATCACCGGATCAACACCAAACCCGCGAAGGTTGATAATGTCTCTATCCGCTACAAGTAGTGTTTCTGTTTTATTTGATGCAAGTTTTATTTCAACTTTCCAAAATATTTCATCGTCATATTTTAACGGCTCACATATTTCGCGGCTTACATTTGTCAACGCCGTTGGTGTTCCGAATGAATCACGCTCAATGATTGCCAAACCATTTCCGTGGTTTATTGCCGATGTGATTAATATTTGTGTGAAATCAAATGATATGCTTTCAAAATTTGCTTCAGCGTTCAAAAGATATTCAACCGGATGGCTAACCATCTCACGTTTGCCGTTGGCCTTTTTAAAGACTTCCACGGGCAACATCGCCACCGATTCGGTAATTCTACGAACCCCCGCCCAATACGCTGACAAACCCATTGCCGTGGTTTCTGTCACCGGTGTTCTACCAACAACACCCCCAAAGGTTGCGTTTAAAAACCCTTTCTTTTCTGCTAAAAACGGGTTTATTCGTTTAATCTCAAGACCCAAAAATTTCACTATTGCAAAAGTGATTAATGATATTTTAATTATTTGTAAATAATTTAACTAAAAAAACCCTTACTTTTCTGCAAGGGTTTGTTTTGTAAAGATATTGCAAACTTAATTTAATTTTTTATTTGCCCATTTTGTAGCCATTTTTAAAGAATTATAAACTTTACTATCTAAAACTTGTTCTTCACCTTTATAAACTTGAACATAAAAACATCTGAAAAATGGTTTATCATAACCGTTATTAATTGAAATGTTTACTTTTTTGCTTCCTGATGTGTTGAATAATGTTGTCATTGTTTCTTTCTCTTATTGTTTATTGTACAACAAATATATACATAATAATTAGAATACAAAAAATTTATTTTTTTTTCTTAAAATTAATTGATTGAAGTGCTTTGAAACTTTGATAATTTCGGTGCGGTTTGTAGTTTGGCAAATATTTGTTGATCTCCAAAACGGTTGCATCATACGCCATTTTACGAATCTTCACTTTTTTCAAATGTTTGTGGAATAAATCATCAATGCCCGCCGTTACCGCTTCAATTATTTCCTTCGGTACTTCAATTTCTTTGTTGTTATTGGTGGATAATATCACCCGGTAACTGTCGAAGTCTTTGTAATGCCTAAAATTTGGGGCGTACTCTCGAACCATTTCAAGTGCTAAATCATAGGCGTCTTCACTGCCGTTTTCTTTTAACATTTCTAAAAACAAGAAATCAAAATTTTTCTTGTTGTTTAATACATCATAAATTTTTTTTGGTATTCTCATTTTTAAAATAGTTTGTATTCGGCTTGTTTGATTCTTTGCTCTGCTATGTCAAAATATTTATTGTCTTGCTCTATCCCTATGAAGTTCCTATTGGTATTCTTAGCAGCTACACCAGTTGAGCCACTACCCATTGTTAAATCAACTACTAAATCACCTTCATTGCTAAAAGTCTTTATTAAATCTTCTAAAAGTAATACTGGTTTTTGTGTCGGGTGGTGTCCGTCATAATCTTTTTTGTATTTTAATATATTGCTTTTGTATTTTTTACCTTCCCATAAATTGAAAGTGCTTGGGTATTTTTGGTTGTGCTTTTTCAAATACTCTAATCTTTCACTTTCTTTACTCAGTTTGAAATAATTTTCTTTACTCTTTAAAATATCCCATTCTTTAAAAAAACCAGCATTTAAAAAACCCAATTCATTAGCCATTTTATAATATGTTTCTTTAGGTGGCAATCTAAACTGTGAACTATTTATTCTAAATAAAAAATGATAACCACTCTGCCCCATTATGTTTAATATCTCTTTTTTAGTTAGTTTAATATGTTTTAAAACTTCTTCAGCGTAATATCTTAAAGGGTGGTTTAATTTTTCATCATAATCAGGTATAGCTTCACTACTTTTACTAAAAACCAAAACATCTTCAATATAACTTACAGGAGCTTTATTAGCCACTAAACAATTTGCAAAATGCATTTTATCCCAATACATATTGTAACAATGTGGTAAATTAGGTATTGCATTGCTTATTAATTCAGTTGTAAAAGGTTGGTTTGCTGTTAATACCATTTTACCGTTTTTTCTTAAAATACGGTTTGCTATCTGCATTATTTTATTGGTATCAATTACGTTATCCCAATCGCTATTAGAGAGCCTTTTATACTTTTCAATATCACCACCTAACCCTTTTACAGTTCCATAAGGTAAATCAGTCAATATTAAATCAACGCTTCCGCTTTCTATTTTATCGCTTTCAATTAAGCAATCACCTTTAATTAGTTTCATTACATTATATATAAATTCCCTTCTTCTAAATAACTCCCCCCAGTATCACCGCCATCAAGCCATAAGCCGTACGCCATGATGTTTGTGATCAATCCATCAATTTTTTTATTTGGTGTTTTAATATCCTTTTCCAGTTTGATGTTTCCCGATGGATCTGATTTCACCGCCGCATTCCCGGCCATCCACCTCAACACTGGATTTCCAAAGTGGTTGAATTTTTTACTTTCAATTGCCGCTTGCATTTCTTTTGTTGGTGCGGTCATACTTTTAAAACCCTGCCTAAACTCTACCAAATCAAAACCCTCATCAATCAACTTTGGAGCGATGTGGTGACTGTTCCAATTATCGTATGCAATGGTCCTTATATCATATTCCTTTCTCAATTCACCCATTTTGTGAATGATAAAATCATAATCAATTACATTCCCGCTCGTTTCTTCAATCAAATCATCACGCACCCATTCTCGATATTGAATATTATTTTTATCCGCAGATTGTGTCCCCTTATCTTCTGGCAACCAAAACCAATTTTTAGAATAAAATTTATCTTCAATTTGCCACACCAAAGAAAACGCCGTGATGTCTGAACGTGACGACAAATCCAAGCCACCAAAACACGGGTAATCTTTCAAAATTTCTTCATCAAAATCCCATTGGCTGGCATTCCAAATCTCGTCATTAATCCACCCGTCTTTGGATTGCGTCCATAAATTTAAATAATACCTTTTGAAACTGTTCAAACTCGCTGCACTTACCATTGCTTTGGTTGCTTCTTTTTCATATGCACGTTTGCCAATGCTGATATTATAGTTTGGGTTTGCTTTTTGCCAAGTCCGTTCATCAAATGGATCATCATCTTTATCAGCTCCATAAACACATACAAGTTGTGATTCATCTTCAACAATTCCTTTTGCCACGTCAATGGCTTGTTCGTGTCGTTGGTATCCTATGCCATACAAATCACTCCCCGCCGTGGTAATTATAAAACTCAAAGGTTGCTTTCTGGCACCCTGTGATTTTTCAACCATCTCCAAAACTTCATTGTTTTTATGAACGTGCAATTCGTCAATGATTGCCAATTGTGGGTTTATCCCATCTTCGCCCCCTGCTTCTTTAGATAATATTTGATAAGTTTTCAACCCGCCAATGTGGTCCGGTGCGGTTATTGAATTGCGGTAAATGTTGCACTTTGATTTTAAACGTGGTGATTTCTGAATCACTTGTTTTGTTGCTTCAAAAACTAAACCCGCTTGTTTACGACCCCAGGCAACCCCAACAATTTCACTGCCCCCCTCTCGCTCTATATCTATAAACACACACGCAATTGATGCGGCCAAAAATGATTTGCCACTTTTCTTTGGGATTTCAATATATGCACTTGTGTATTTTCTTAAGCCTGTATCTTTGTGCTTCCATCCAAACAATGGTTTTATTATATCATCCTTTTGCCATTGCTCTAATATAAATGGCTCACCAGCCTTGTCACCTTTTACGTGCTTCACATTATCTTCAATGTATTTCACCACCAGATTGGCAACCCTTTCATCAAAGTAATATTTGTCCAAATCTATTTTTGAAAAATCCGTTTTATATCCCATCTGAATAAATATCCGTGTTATCTTCCGGTTTTTGTTGCAATTGGATTCTTGTTCTTGCCGATGGGCTAAACCCAAACTCCTGCGAAAGCCGCAAAAAGTCTTTCCGGATTTTGTTCAGTTCAGTGTATAATGGATCAACTTTGATGTTGCCTTTTTCATCTGTATATGTTCTGCTTTTAGTGTTCTCCTTCAACCATTCCATTTCAGCATACACATAGCAGTATTCTTTGAATAAAGACAAATCAATAAACGAAATGTACCCATACATTTTATGGGCTTGTATTAATTGAGCATTCCATATTTCTTTGGCCTTTTCGGTTAGTTCTTCCGGCGGCGTTGGAATTGTATCGTGTACCCAGTCCAACGCATTAGCGTCTGCAATCTGATCGTTGGCACGTGTCACGTTGATTGTGCCTTTTGCTTTCAAAATAGCAATTGGCTGCGGCTTTGGTCCCCTACTCCCCATCTCCAAAACTTGTAAACGTGAAAATAAACTGCCACAAACGTATGTTATACATTC